AAATAGAAAGTTCTATCACTAAGGAAAACTAATGCCCTACTTTGATGAGGCTCCAGCGAAGTTTGGAGAAACAAAAGAAAAAAACACAGTTGTTTTAGAGGATAACACAACAGAAAATAGAAATGTTGATGAAAGATTGTTGCGTCTAAAAATGAAACAATTAGTTCAGAAAGAATTTTTTCATCAATTAGAACCAGTTGAAGTAATAGAGATTGAAGAAGAACGAAACGGAAATAAGTTCGGAAACATTATTGGTAGATACATTTATTCTGAATATAATATACCAAAAGGAGATGCGAGAAGTAATGGTAGTTTCAAACCTATAAATTCTAATATATTACAAATGCCTTTACCTGGTGAAATTGTAGTCGGATTGGAATTTAACGACGAAAGATATTATTTTTCTGCATTGAATCCGAGCACTGAAATTATCAACAATGATAAACAAACTATTAACCAAAGTGTTTCAGATGAAGAAAACAATACAACACCAGTTGAAGAACAAACAGATTTTGAAAATATTTCTAATAATAAGAGAGGAAAACGTAATGAGTTCAGGCCAGGTGATACTCTAATTCAAGGTAGACATAATAATTACATACATTTATCAAGTAGACAATTTGGTAAAGGTGGACCAGACTCAGGTAATATTCTGATTGGTGCTTTAAATAATGATAAAGGTGGTAGTGAAATTCAATTAATTTCATCTGGTTCAAATTCTTATCCTTTGGCTGTTGACCTTGCTGGTTTATCTATGAATAAATCAAAAAATGGTAGAAGTGTATTATCTAATAGAGACCAATTCGTAGCTAATAGATTTTCAGAACCTTCTATATTTATGAATTCTGATAGAATAGTTTTGCACGCAAGGTCTGAGGATATAGCTATTTTTGCAACAAAGGGTAATGTTCACATCAAAGGAACAAAAGTTCAAATAAGAAATTCACGACAAGTTAGTTTAAGTGCAAATGAAGTTGTTAATGAAACTAAAAAATTATATCGTTTAAAAGAAGATTTGGCTTCTGGTAATGTTCTATTGTTACCTGAGGGTGTTGTTGAACGAGGTAGAACACTTGCAGAAAAACACCAAGAAAATATTCTACATTATATTGACCAACTAAATAGTTTAATCCCAGCGGTTATTCCAGGAACAAAAGGAGTTGTAAACCCTGCTTGGTTTAAAAATATTAGAGACAAAATCAGAAATGCTAAAAAAAGATTAAGACAAAATAAGTTAATTATTAGTTTAAAGTGGTTAGACTTTGATACTTTAAAAACATATACCATTGATGAGTTGAGAGAAGCTTGGAGTCCAGTTCCAGGTATGTCAGAAGTTATTGGTAAGTTAAGTAATCTAAAATCACTCGTTGAAGAAGTGAATAAATTAAAAGAAGATTACGCAGTTGCAAAAGCAGAATTTGAACAATTTAAGGCTATAGCACAAAATCCGGCAGATTATTTTGAAAATTTAATTATAGCTAAAGTTGAAACATTGACTTTTGATGATTTTGTTGAAATAAACGCCACGATTGATGAGTTCGAAGATGCAGGTGGAGATTTGGGTCAAGTAGAAGGTGGTCAAGAATTAAGAGATGAAAGCAAAGAACTTGAAGCAGCACATAGAGCTGTAGAAGGAAGTTTTGGTGATGATAGAGAAGAACAAAGAGAAACTTTGAGAGAAAGAAGTAAAAACTTTTTAAACAAACTAAAGGGTGGTCTTGGAAACGGATTTAGTATTGCAATAGTCAATAAAGAAATAGATGTTGATGCAAAAGAAACAACCGTAGTTGCCGCGGAAAGTTTATCATCTGCCGTTCAAGCCGGTGAAGACGCACAAAAGAATTTAGAAAACGCATAGGAGTGAAAAATGAATAAAAATAAATTAAGAAATATAATTGAATTAGTTGTTCGTAAAGAAGTCAAAAAACAACTGAGCGAGATATTTATTAATGAAGAAAAAGAAATTAGTTTATCGGAAACAATTTCTAAACCTAAACCTAAAAAGGTTATCAAAAAACCTAAAAAACAATACACGAAAAATACAGCATTGAACGAAGTATTGAATAACACAAAACCATTAGGAACATCAGACATTGATGAATATCCAACATTAGGCGGTGGAGTGTTAGGTTCTGACAATATGGCAGAAGTTTTAGGATATGGAGATTTAGGTATGGGACAAAACAAAGAAAAAGCACGAGAAATGGCAGCAGTTGATTCAATCAAGAAAGCTGGTGTTTCAGTAGATGCAGTGCCTGAAGATGTGCAAAACGCATTAACTCGTGATTATTCTGGATTAATGAAAGCTATGGATAAAAAGAAAAAAGGCGAAGGTAATTACAGACCATAATGGCAAGAAGCGTAAGAGATATAGATACTAATGATGATGTTTTTGTAGGAATTAAATTTCCATTATCTTATGGATTAAATGGATTTTTCTTTCAATCAAAAACAATTCAAGAACAATCAAAATCAAATTTGAGAAACCTATTACTAACAACACCAGGTGAAAGAGTAATGCAGCCTTTATTTGGTTCTGATTTGAAATTACTATTATTTCAAAACTTTGACGATATAGCAGAGGATAGTATTGCAGAAATAATTAATGAAGCCGTGGATAGACAATTACCTTATATCAACATACAAGATATTTTTGTTGATAAAGATGAAAAAGGTAATTCAATCGGAATACAAATAGAATATTCTACATCACTTGACCCAAACTCAATAGACGCTTTACAATTACAATTTAACATTGGAGAATAAAAATGCCTACAACTAATTTAAGAGAGGTAGACTACGGAACAAATAAAAAGATAGTAAAAAAAGATGTAAACTATCTTGGGAGAGACTTTGCAGATATTAGAGCTAATCTTATAGAATTTGCTAAATCTTACTTCCCAAACCAATACAATGATTTCAATGAAGCATCACCAGGTATGATGTTTGTTGAAATGGCTGCGTATGTCGGAGATGTATTGAATTACTATGTTGATAATCAATTTAGAGAAACACTACTAAATCAATCAGAAGAAAAGAAAAATGTTTTAGAGATTGCACAATCATTGGGATATAAACCAAGACTAGCTTGTCCAGCTACTGTAAAACTTTCACTAACTCTTGATGTTCCAGCTAAAAGTTTGGGTGGTGGTGAGTATGCTGCTGATTTAGATTTTGCTGGTAGAGTTGAAGCTGATAGTAGATTTCTTTCATCTAATGGTGTAGAGTTTAATTTATTAGATGATGTTGATTTTAAAGTATCAAGTTCATTAGACCCAATGGATATAACAGCATTAGAACCAACTTCTGGAAATATTCCTACTAATTTTAGATTAACAAAAACAGGACTTGCAAAATCAGGTATTAGAAAAACACAAACATTTACTTTTGGTAATGCAAAAGAATTTGATAGTGTCGTTTTAGCAGAGTCTGATGTTACAGAAATTATTTCCATTACAGATAGTGACGGAAATAAATTTTATGAAGTTCCATTTTTAGCACAAGATACAGTTTTTGAATCAGAAGAAAACACAAGTTTAAATGACCCAAGTCTTTCATCATACAAAAATGATACACCATACTTGTTAAAATTAATCAAGACTGCCAGAAGATTTACAACAAGAGTTCGTGATGATAACAAAACAATAGTAAAATTTGGTAGTGGTGTTAGTTCTAATCCTGATGAAGAGTTGATTCCAAATCCAGATAATGTTGGTTCATCATTAGGGTTTGGTGTTTCAAGATTAGATGAAAGTTATGACCCTGCAAACTTTTTAAAAACACAAACTTTTGGGTTGGCTCCAGCGAACACAACACTTACAATAGAATATATTTATGGTGGAGCTATAGAACACAATGTTGGAGTGAATAGTGTTAACAGAATTTTAGAAAGAAACTTTTCAAACTCAACAACAGGATTAAACTCAACAACACAAACTACGGTTGAAGAGAGTTTGACCGTAACTAATTTAGAAAGAGCTACTGGTGGTGCTAGTCAAGAAACTCTTGATGAAATAAAACAAAATGCTTCAGCATTTTTTAACGCACAGAATAGAGCCGTAACAAGACAAGATTATATTACAAGAGTTTATTCATTACCACAAAAATATGGAAATGTAGCCAAAGCGTATATCGTTCAAGACGAACAATTAGAACAAGAGGGTCAATTAGAAGTCATTAATGGTGAGGTAAAAAGAATAAAAGCTATTGATGTTATTCCTAATCCATTAGCACTAAATATGTATATGTTAGGATATACAGCTGATGGTAAACTTACTCAGTTAAATGAGGCTGTAAAGAATAATGTAAAAATATATCTTTCACAATATAGAGTATTGACAGACGCAATAAATTTAAAAGACGCTTATATTATTAATGTAGGTGTTAGATTTGCAATTACGGTAAAACGAGGGTTCAACAAAAATAAAGTTTTATTTGAAGCTATACAACAAGTTAAAAAACATTTTGAAACTAAAAAATGGCAAATCAATCAACCAATCGTATTGAGTGATATCGCTTATGTAATTGGATTAGTTGAGGGTGTTGTTACAGTAGTTCCACCACAAGACAATAATCCTAACAAGAATATTGTAGTTATTGAAAATAAACACAAAGTTGCAGAGGGATATAGTGGAAATATCTATGATACCGATGCAGCTACAAGAGATGGAATCGTCTATCCTTCATTAGACCCAAGTATATTTGAAGTCAAATATCCTAATGTGGATATTGAAGGTAGAGTAGTAGGAGATAGATAATGCATTATTTTGAATTTAATAAAAGAGATGCAACCATATATTCAGGTGCAACCACATCATCAAGAAATACAGGTTTAGATGAAATATTAGAAATTAATAAAGAAGTTGCAGAAAACGGAACGGTACAGAATATATCAAGGATATTAATTGACTTTGATTATTCTTTTATTTCCCAGTCCATACAAAGTGGTAAAATACCTTTGTCAGCAAAATATTATTTAAATTTATTTGACGCAACATCACAAGAAGTAGAGGCAGAACAAAATGTATTTGTGTATATGGTTAGTGGTAGTGCTTGGAAACAAGGAACAGGAAAACTCGACCACAATCCCGTAACACAAGACGGAGTAACATATCAATACCGCGACCACGAAAATACAACACCTTGGGTTACAGGCTCAGTATTGACTGACGGAGGTGCTTGGTTTACAGGTAGTATGAACGGACAATATTCAGTAAGTGCTTCATACGGACTAACATTTGATAAAAAAGATTTAAGAGTAGATGTTACGGACTTAGTAAAAAACCACATCTATTCAAGTTCATTATTTCCAAATAGAGGCTTTTTAGTCAAGAGAGAATCACTATACACAGGTTCAAGTGATTTCTCATACAATCCAGGAAGTGATACAACAAAAGATGAAAGTAGTTCTGATAGATTAGGAAACCTAAAATACTTTGGTAGAGAAACACATACAATCTACCCACCTAAATTAGAGGTGGTGTGGGACGATAGTTCTTGGAATACAGGTAGTTTATCAGCACTAAGTTCAACAGATTTAGAAAGATTAAAAGTTTATTTTAAAAATTTAAGAACAGAATATAAAGAAAAATCAGTAGTAAAATTTAGAGTTGTCGGTAGAGAGTTATATCCTACAACTGCTTTTGATACGACACCAGCAGAACTTACTGTAAAATATTTACCAAGTGCATCTGCTTTTTATGAAGTAAGAGATGCAGAAACAGAAGAAGTAATTATTCCTTATGGTAGTGGTTCTAAAATTAGTTGTGATACAACAGGTAATTTTTTCAATTTACAAATGGACGGGTTACAATCAGAAAGAAATTATCGTTTTTGTATTAAGGTCGTAAGTGGTAGTGGAACAACAGACGAACAGATAAATTTCTATGATGATGATTATGAATTTAGAGTGGTGAGATAAAATGCCTTATTTACCTTCACAAGCGAGATTGAAGTCAGACGCATATCAAAAAATTCTTGATGCGGATATTACAGAACAAGATGAAAAACTTAGAGACTTGATTGCAAAACAACAAGTGTCAGGTTCAGTTGATGCGAATAATCCAACAAGAGATGATGACGGATTTTTAGTTTCAATAGAAGACCCAAGAAATCCAGGACAAGCTGCAGAGGGTATTACAGAAAGTGTTCGTATTGAAAACAAACAACAATTTTTCAACGATAGATATTTAGGAAACATTAATCAAACTTTCTCTCACTTTACACCACCAAATGATGTTGATGTGCCAAATGATGATGATATTGTAGATGCTGTTGAAGAAGTAAAAGCTGCAGCTGATTTAGGTGGAACAACAGACCCATATAGACCAATCATTGTAAAATTTATTGATGAAGTATTAAGAGAAAAAAGTTTAAAATCTTCACAAATAAAAGCTTCGGCAAAAATATTTTTTACAGGTATAAATGTTGATGGTATTGAAAGTATTGATGAAAATATATCAAATGATAAATTAAACGCTTTAATTGCAAAAGTTGTTTCTGCATTCCGACCAACTGGTAAGAAAAAAGCGAAATCACTTAAAGGATTTGTAAAACAAATAAAAACTTATCAAATAGATTTAAAAATAGCATTAGATTTACGAGACTACGCAACTATAATAAGAGATTTTATTTTTGCAAATAAAGTTTTAAGAAGATTTTACAAAGAACTTGGATTGCCTGAAACCTTTACTACACAAACAGGTGCCGAGTTTAATTTAATAAAACCACCTACAATTTCTGCAGAAGATGAAAGGGTAGTATCGGTTGAGGACGAAGAAGAATTAAGAGGTAAAGGATACATTATCTAATGGCTAGAGAATACGGATTTACACAACAAGAAAAAGACACTTATTACTTAGGTAAGAGAGTTTATAGTAGTTGGGGTCGTGATGATGACAATGATTATATCGCTGTTTTTGTGTATAGTGTGCCAGAAGATAATTTAATTCAGTCATTATATATTCCAAGAGAAGATGTTTCTATTTCTAATGAGGGATTTATCGACATAAACATAGGTCAACATCTAAGAAATTTTGGTTATACTGACGGAGAGTTTAGAGTTGTGTATAAATTTTTAAGAAGAGTTGCTGGTGTTGATGCAGAAGTTTTTGTTGATGATGAGGGTAATCAATGGCTTGATGAAGTTGAAACAAAAGAAGTAAACGGAGAAACAAAGTATTATACTTCATCACCACAAGCTGGCATTGACGAACAAGACACCACACTAAAAAAAGAATTATTTATTAAAGACGCTAAATATTTTATAGACGGAATATCACCAGACAGAACAGAAGTATTAGTTGAGGTAGATGAGAATATTCAGAACGAGGAAATGCGTGAGGACTTTCAAACTATGGGTAGAACAATAGAATACAAATCTATCAAAACAGACGAACAAGGTGGTATTAAATTTGACCAAAAAAATCCATACATATTAGAATTTGAAATAGATGAAGAGGATAGAGGATTTACACAAAATATGGTAGGTGGAGAATTGATTATTCCTAATCTATATAAGTTAGATGGATTTGAAGAATTAGATAATGATGACGCAATCGTAGATGAAATTGACGAACCAGATTGGTCGCCTTTTCCTGACGATTCACCACCACCACCAGATTTACCAGATGAACCATTTGAAGAACTTGAAGTGGAAGTTGGAGACCCATTAAGTCCTGATGGCGGTTTAGGAGGATTTAGTTAATGCCAGAATATTCAGAAAGTCAAAGAAGTTTCGAGAGAACTGAAGGAGAAACACAAGGTCAAGCAGATTTTCGTGCAGCTACCGCTGCGACATTAAGTAGGTATGGTAATAGAATAAACCTACGAGGTGCAATGAGAAATGCATACATTGAACCACCAGTGACTGCACCTGGCGAACAAGGTCCAAGACCTATTGGTTTTTTAAGAGACTCATCATACTTTGCAGACCAACCAAGACTTTATCCTGGACTAAGAGCCTTAAAACTTGACAAAAAAAGGGTATTGACAAAAGTAAAGAAAAAGAAAAAAGAAAGAATTATTTCTAAAAAAAGAGCACAAGTCAAAATTAAAAACCAAGATTATAGAGGTAGAATCTTAGAAGTTTTAGATTCAAATAGAATTAGAGTTGCGGTATCATATGAAGACGGAGTCAATGTTACAAAACATAAAGGTCAAGACCAAAGAGCAGAAACATTTAAATATTGGAGAGTAAATTACGAAAAAACCAATATAGAAAGATTTAAAACTTATATGGTTTGTGATGATGATTATTACCTATTAGTAAACGATAGATTAAATGCAGATGAAAAATCAAGAGTTGTTAAATTAAAACAACCACTTCAAGAAAATAAAAATACTTTAGATAAAGTTTACTTTGTAGAAAAAAGATTACCTGACTATGAAGAAAGAGTAAGATTAGTTCCATTTGTAGATAGGCCAGACGACGGAATATTTCTAAGAATTCCTAATTTAAATTCAGTAGATAATCCAATTAACTTTCAAGGAACTAATTTTAAAAATCAAAACGATTTATTAGGAAGTGATACACAACTAAATTTTGAATTACAAGAAAAACTCGCATCAGGTAGTTTGTTAGATGTTCAACCTAATATTGATTATCAAAAAACAACAACAAATTTACTTACTGATTTAGACGATACAGGTTTTGGTAATTATGTAAACTTTTCAACAGCAGAAAGTAGACTTAAAAATTTCAAAAGAAAATTAGAATTAATTGAAAGTCATACAAAATTAAGTCAATCATTAGTTTCAGTTTCAAGTTCATTAGCGACTATACAAGAGGAAGAAAACAAAAGACAAAGAGTTGTCAATTCATTTGACCCGTTTGAACATTATATGTATTTTGAAAGTTCATCTTATGTTAGTTCGTCATTAGGACAATTCCACGATACAGCTTGGCCGAAAACAAATTCATCAGAACCATATGTATTGGCTCATACAACGAGTTCACAAGCTACGACTTGGTATGATAATATGATATTAAGTGCTTCTTCTTACGACCAGAATAATGTTAATAGTTTAAGAAACTCATTACCAGAACACATTTATTCTGATACATCTAATAATGTATTTTTAGAATTTATGGATATGGTCGGACAACAATTTGACGAAGTATGGACTTATGTAAAATCTATAACTGATGTAAATAAACGAGTAGAAAAAGTTTCCGAAGGTATTTCCAAAGATGTAGCTTTACATTTTGCAAGAGCTTTAGGATTAGAATTATACTTAGGTAATGACTTGGTAGATTTATCAGAATTTTTACTTGGTAAAAATACAGACGGAACTACAAAAAACACAAAATCATCAGAAGATATTTCAGAAGAAATATGGAAAAGAATTTTAGCTAACTTACCTTTCTTTATCAAAGCAAAAGGAACAGAAAGAGCAGTTAAAGGATTACTAAGTTGTTATGGTATACCAAGTTCTATATTAAGAGTTAGAGAGTATGGTGGACCAGATAAAGGAACAAGAGTAAGTTATGAAATAAAAAGAAAGTTTACAAGAGCGTTAGATTTTAAAGGTTCACAATACATAAGAGTTCCTTGGAAAAATGATTCAAATGGTGAAGTTCCACAAACAATAGAATTTAGATATAAAACACCACTCAAAGCAAACCAAGTATTATTTAGAAAAGCAGCTGGATTTGGAATACAACTTATCAATAGTGGTTCTACTGAATATGGTAATGTAAGATTTGCAGTAAGTAGTTCAGGCACGGGTGTATCACATTTAGACACACCAAAATTAAAATTATTTAACAATGATATGTGGTCAGTTATGTTAACAAGAGTGTCGTCAAGTGGAGAACAATTAGTAGATAATAATGCGAGTAGAAGTGTTGATTATGAAATAACTGCAAAACAATATGATTCCACAAGACAAAAGATTTTATTTGAAGGAAGTTCAAGCTTGACCGTGGACGGAGCGTCTGCTTTATCTGCATCTTACAATCAAAGAGTTGTAAATAACTCATCAACTTCAACTTTTATCGGTGGTAATGGTGCAAGTTTTGGTTCTCAACAATTTAGTGGTTCATTGATGGAATTTAGATTTTGGTCAGAACCATTAAGTGCGAGCGTATTTGATAATCACGTTAGAACACCAAAAGCTTACAATGGAAATACATCAGCGTCTTCCTATGATGACCTATTACTTAGATTACCATTAGACGACAATAAAAATTTACAAACTAATCCAACGGCTTCTAATTTAGCATATATAAAAACTTATCAAGGAAACATTAGTGGTAGTAATATAAATGGATTTACAGGAAACTTTTATAGAACATTAGTAGACCAAGAAAAATTAAAAGTGCCTAATGTTGGACCAAGTCGTAGAAATGCAACAAAAATTAGAATAGAAGACAATACATTAAAAACAGGGACAGCGCTTTCAGCTGATGTTCGTAATGAAGTTTCATCACAAGACTTCGCACCAATCGATAGTAATAGACTTGGAATTTATTTTTCACCGGTTGATGTAGTAAATGAAGATATTGTTTATAGTATCGCAGATTTATCATTAGATGATTTAATTGGAGACCCAAGAGATGAGTTTAAATATTCATATAGAACTCTTGGTAATCTACAAAGAGAATATTTTAAACGATACACCCAATCAAATAATTTCTTTGATTATTTAAGAATATTAAAGTTCTATGATTCAAGTGTATTTACACAAGTAAGACAATTATTACCAGCTCGTGCAAATTCAACATTGGGTGTATTGATTGAACCAAATATTTTAGAAAGAAGTAAAGAAGTAATTGGTAAACAACCAGAGTTTGATAATCGTATATTTGCAAATGCACAAGATTTTGATGACGGGATTATGGTGACGAGAACTAATTTAGAAAATGATGAATCAAACTTCTCAACTGCAAATAGTAGTTATGATACTTATGACGGATTAATAAACGCCGCATACACAAGTGGTAGTCATTTAGGTTTCTTAAATGTTCCTTCTAAGTTAAGAGTTCTTGGTGAAAACGATAGACGATTAGGATTTGGAACAACATATCTAAACGCATCAGGTGAAGTATCATTGAAGAACTTTACAGATGCATTTGTTCCATTTATATCAGGTTCAAGATTATCAGAAACAAAAGAGATTGAAGAATTATTCTTCCCTAACGCATTATCAGCGTCATTTGCAAACATTGCACCTAATCCTAAGTTCTACGCAAATAGTTCATCATTTAAACCGGCAGATGTAGAGAGTATCGCTGAATCAAATAATTTATTTAGAAGTTTCTATCAAGGAACAAAGAATACAAG